CTTGTCCGGGTGGTACGCCCGGAACGCAGCACACGCAGCGTGTCCGTTCGGGGCCTCAATCTCTGTCCATCCACCAACAAACGGCTGGCCCTCTGAGCCGTAGGTGAAATAATATCGTGCCATCACTCGCTCCTCTCCGGGAAGCAATCATCAACTTCCCATGCGTCTTTGGTTTCCATGCAAATATCGCAGCCAACGTATGCGCCATAGCGGTCCTTGTAGATGGTTTCGCACTCCTCCCCACAGCAGGGACAGCGAGGATATACAGGCTCTTTGCCATCCGGGTAGCCGGTGCGCTCCATGTTGCGTATCACAGGGTGGTCGGGAATATCATTCTGGTTCATTTGGCACCCCCTTGAGTGAATACCGGGCATAGCTGGTCTTTTCACCGTATCGGTTTTTCCCGTTCTCGGTGGTGACCTCGATGGTGTAGCCCAGGCGCTTTAGGTCAGAGATACGGGAGGCCAGTCGCATGATTCCATACTCTTTCATGGCTTCCAGCGAGGTAATGGAGCCAAAATCTTTGAAGTGCCGCAGGATGCGGTCGCACTGAGTGAGGCCGGTCGCGGGCGCTTCGTTCTCTGGCGTTTCTGCGGGCGGCGGTTCTTTTGCCACAGGCGGCAAAACGCCGTAGGCCTTGCAGATCGCAGCCAGGCCGTCCGGGTGGATGACCACCCCGTACTTGTCCCAGGCTTCGCACTGAGCCAGGAGCTGCCGGTTAAACTTCGGGAAGATCTCTCGGACAACCAAGGCGGCATCCTTGGCCATCACTCCGGCCTGTTGCCGGATCTCCCTCAGTTGCAGGCAGTGGTTGACATCTGACCGAGGATTTGATAAACTGACACCACAACCAAAAGCAATTTCCTGAGAGGACGGCTCCGCGGCATCGGAGGCGTCCTCTTGCGTTTCCTGGCGGCAGTCGCACAGTTCGCAAGGGTCGAGATGGGCTCCACAGTGGGGGCATTCTCTGTAGTATTGCATTCACATCACTCCTTTCGTTGGGCGGCCTTGGCCGCCTGTTCTTTTCGGTACTCCACGAGCCACGCTTGGAACTCTTCCTCTGCCCCAGGCAGTGACATCGCCCTTTCAAGCGAAGCGAGAACACTTCGAGCAAGCTCCTTCCCTCGGAACTCCGGGATGGACGCAATGTCGATATGCACCGCTTGGCTTGTATCCGGCATAATCTCACCTCCTCACCATCGTTTAGACATTGTCTATCGTCCCGCGAGTTCAAGAGTTTTGAACTTTTAGGGTAAAAAAATATGGATAGATATCAGAGTCATCAATCTCCAGCAGAGAACACGCCTTGGAAATCTCTTGCTGTTTGAACGGCACCTTGCCGTTCAGTTTGAGAGACATACTGCGCTCTGACATACCCATTGCAACTGCGAAGCGCCCTTGCGTTCCGAATTTCTCGGTAATGCGCCCCATGAGCTTGCTATAGTCGTAGTCCATTTTTGCACCCCCTTTCGCTGCTTTTACGGAAGTTCAAAACTTTTGAACCTATGGACACTATACCACAGCTCCATATCAAATGCAATACTTTTTTCAAAATTTTTGAACATTTTTTCTTTTTGCTATTGAACTTTGGTTCAAATAGTGGTATGATAAGGTATCTCCAAAAAAGGGGGTTGCACAGTGAAAGCCTACACCACATCGCAGAGATTAAAACAGGTCATGACCGCCAGGAACATGAGGCAGGTCGATGTTCTAAAAGCAGCGGAGCCATTTTGCAACAAATACGGTGTTAAGCTCGGAAAGAATGATTTAAGCCAGTACGTTTCTGGCAAGGTCGAGCCGCGGCAAGATAAGCTGACAATCCTGGGTCTGGCCCTCGGCGTATCCGAGGCCTGGCTGATGGGCTACGATGTCTCTATGGAGAGAAACGTAACGCCCACCGCCGAAGTCGGCGATGGGCGCACTAAGGAATATACGGAACTTTTTCAGCTTTTGAACGCCGATCAGCAGGCCCTCATCATCCACGCGATAAAAGGGCTTCTATCTGAGCGATAATCGCCTGTTTGTCGGCCTGTGGCAGTTTGGAGAACAGTTCGGCAGCAAAGAGCGTCTGCAGTGTCTGTTCGGATTTCCTGGTATCCTCATTCTCCTGGCTCATCCGTCCACAGCTCCTTTCTGTAGAATTGCTGCCGGTAGCATATTGATTATACTATATAACCACACATAAAGGCAATTTTGAGAAAATATAACTTCCAACATTGTTCGCCCCAATGTCGCCGGAAACGACAGTTTCCGCCTGTGCGGGAAGAATCGTACCAATCTTGAAGGGAGAATATGAATATGAGGAAACGTGTTGGCGTTGCTGTTCCGGTGGGGGACGGCTCCAGAGATCGCGGTGAAAAAAACTATGACCTTTATTTCGATGATAAGGAAATTGTTATGCAGTCCGGGTTTAAGACGGTTGACCGTTGGCCTCTCTCTGAGGTGACCTCTGTTGACTGCTATCGGGCAGAAAGCCCCCGGGACAACGGTGCAGCCACTGCCGCTGCCGTCGGCTATGTTGTCGGCGGCGTTACCGGAGCGATAGTTGGTGGCCTTGTCGGCGGCGCCAGCAAAGGCTCCTGGTTCATCGAAATCAAAACCGCTGAAAAGGTCATGACTTTCCGCATTATCCTGGAGGCGCACAAAACCGCATTCGACAAATGGGCAAAACAACGGGGCATGGAATTCGGAAACTGACCCGGCAGAGCGGGAGGAAGGAGGTGCCGGATGTCACCACGAAAGGGATTTGCAGAAGAACGTGAGGACTACACCCGTATCGGTGTGATATATGCCCGGTACTCCTCCCATAATCAGAAAGAGGAAAGCATAGAGCAGCAGGTCGAGGAATGTATGGCCTTTGCGAAGCTAAACCGAATCAAGATCATTCAAGTTTATGCGGACAAGGCTCTTTCCGGCAGAACAGACAAGCGGCCGCAATTCCAAAAGATGATGCGTGATGCCGAGAAGAAAGACTTTTCTGTTGTCGTTGCCTATAAGTCTAATCGAATTGCAAGAGATATGCTCAGTGCTCTTAAATACGAAGATCGGCTGAGCCAGTATGGAATAGAAACTCTATATGCCAAGGAGGAGTTCGGGAATACTGCTGCGGGCCGCTTCGCCCTCAGAACCATGATGAATGTGAATCAGTTCTATTCAGAGAATATGGCTGAGGACATCAAGCGGGGGATGAGGGACAACGCCGAGAACTGCAAGGTCAATGGTGCGCTCCCGCTTGGATATGTCAAAGGAACTGATGGGAGATACGCTATTGACCCGAAAGAAGCGGCTATTGTTCGTGAGATTTTCGATAAGGTTCTGGATGGCGTGGCATTTGCCGATATTGCAAACGAGTTAAACGCACGAGGAATAAAAACAAAGCAAGGAAACCTCTGGAACAAAAACAGCTTTCACAGGATGGTTACGAACGATGTATATATCGGAGTATATCGTCACTCCGGATTTGTCAAAGAAGATGGTGTTCCACCGATTTTGGAGAAGGAGGTATTTTTCGCTATGCAAAAGCATTTGGCCACAAAGAAAAACCCAAGGGGTCGGCATAGGGAGAATAACGACTATCTTCTGACGGGCAAGCTGCGTTGCGGCTACTGCCGGTCCTACATGGTTGGTGTCTCCGGCACCAGTCGAACCGGCGATAAGCATTACTACTATACCTGCAACGATCGCCGTACCGGAGGCAGCTGCAAGAAAGAGAATGTCAGGAAAGACTATATAGAACGTGTTGTTGCCGAACTTACTCAGCGATTTATCCTACAGGATGAGGTAATCGAGTGGATTGCCGACAATGCGATGGATCTCTTGTCATCCTCTGGTTCAGAGGCCGAAATCGCTGAAATGGAAGCGGAGGTAGCCGAGAATCGGAAGGCCACGAAGAACATAATGAGTGCTATTGAGCAGGGCATTTTCACAGCCACCACAAAGGAGCGATTGCTGGAGCTGGAACAGAACATATCCGACTTGGAGCGGTCCATTGCATTGGCTCGGGCCGCAACCGAGAGCAGCACAGTCACCAAGGAACACATCATCTGGCATCTCCGAAAGCTGAAAGATGGAAATATTGAGAACAAGGATTTTCAAAAAAATTTGATAAATACCTTTGTCAAGGAAGTCTACCTATGGGACGATAATATTGAAATTGACTACTACTACACTGGGAAAAGGAATTCTATCACGAAAGCCTTGAGCGAACTCGGATTGGCCGGAAACTCAGGGGTGCAGTCGGTTCTGACAAGCACCCCTGGGGGCCACCATTCATTCCCACGTCCAGTGGGAGCTTAACAAGAACCGCACATGAGTAAGCATTGCTTGCCATGTGCGGCTTTTGTTTGTCCTGTTGAGGCTCACCATAAGCGGAAAAATCATCTGGTTTTGCAAATTGAACCGGCCAGGATCGGCTTGCCAAAACCGATGGATCGCCTAAATAAGGACGAGCAGCATTATTTTTATACCTAGTTGTATTGATTCATACAATTCTATGTGCATTTCTCTTGTTAAGTAGAAGGACACTATGTTCTTACTTTAAACACGGGAGAAGCTATATGTATCAAAAACGATGGATGACATTGCTGGTGATGCGAAAATCGGAAGATCCGTACTGGATCAGGTGGGTACATCAATCAGAAGGCAAAACTCACTGTGAAGAATGCCTGATGTTAGATGGCTGCTTATTTTTGCGTGACAGAACTCCACCATGGCCTCATCACCCTAATTGCCACTGTATCTTGGAGCCGGTTGACTATACCGAGGTTTTGCTTTGCGCTGAGGCACATAGCGATTATAGCAAATTCGATCCATATCTGTTCAACACCCAAGGAAAATATCATCATCAAAAGGAGAAGTTGTTTCACCAATGGGGCTATACTGTTGAGGATGCACGATGGTTGCAGTCAGAAATAGAAAAACAAGCACTTGAAAAATATTATACCGGAGATTACACCCTAGGAAAACTTGATAAAAATGGCCAAAGGATTAATATCAGAGTTACAATTCCGAGAAAAGATAAGATTGACGATGTATCATTCACTACTGGTTGGATGGTTGAAGCAAATGGAAAACTGAAATTAAACACACCATACGGAGGGAAATAAAATGAAAGAATTGGATTGTGTAGAAGTCACTGTAGAGAAAGAAAGGTATGGAAAGGAGGGGGTTCACAAGGGCATGAATGGGTGGATCTGCTATGACAAATGTTCGTTTGGATATTGGCTTGT